GAGAAGATCAAGCAAGAAATCTCTCATGTGGAAACAGCATCCACAGATGAACTACAACGGGAACTGGAGGCTTTAATCGGAACATCTGATATCTCAGAAATCCCAAAACTGGTGAACTGATGGCTTCCATATTGGATAGTTTTGGGTCTTATGTACAGAATCAGTCTGGTGCTGCGCAACTACATAAACTAGCACTTGAGGACAAGAGGAGAAGGGAAGCGGAATACCAGCGAAGGGTTGATGCTGATTTGGTTGGTATAGAACAGTGGAGTCCATTTTTTGGAAGAAATACTCAAGACCCATCTGTTGGATTTCAATTTGCCCCCGCAGACTTATGGCCCGGAACTAAACCATTTCTTGCGGCTGGGGCTTTGGCTTCTGCTGTTAAACCCATTGTTAAGCAGGCGACTAAAAAATATCGGACAAACAAAAAAGGGGCTGTAACATTAAAAGAATTTTTAGCCGACTTATTTTCTAAATCAGTTAATAGAGTAGGACGAAATAAAATTTATGCCGCAGTAAGGGCCGCTTCTGGAAGGGGGGAAATATCAGACCTGACCCGTGGAAAAGGTATAGGTTACACAAATATTGATTCCGCTCAAGACGCTTGGATAAGGGAAGGAACATTAGATAATTGGATTCCTGTGGCGCCTGCGGGTGGAACTCAAAATATTTCAGTTGCAAAAACATGGCAAACAGGAAGGGGGTATCTGCCAAATGTTCCTGAACAGAGAAAGTTTTTAAGAGAATTAAAAACGGAAAACTATCCAAATGGTTACGGTGGTGTAGTTGATGGTATGACAGATAAAGAGGTTGCTGCACATCTGAGAGACTATCAGGTGTTTTTAGCAACAGGTGCTAGAGATAAAGCATATATGAGGCCGTTAGGAAGCGCTCATGTATCCTTTAATCCATCTGGAGTTAAAGGTCAACATATAGTGTCAAATCCAGAACTACAAAGACAAGCGGTATCAATGACGGAAAAAGATGTTTTACATTCTGCTAAATCGCATGCAAATAACTATATAGTAAGATCGGGTTTAACAAGAAGTCAGGTAGATGACTCCACTTACAATAATCTAGTTAATTATCTTGCTAGAAATATACGTGAAAGGAATAGGCAATTTTTAACAAGCCCAACTTTATGGCAGTTAGGAGGCGCAAGGAATCAACCTATGCTTGTGTTGCAAACTCATCATGGAAACCCAATAAGGTATGGGGGTTCTAGCGTAGACCCAAGAAATTTGTGGGCTGCTTCTGGTGGGTTACAGCAGAGTGGAACTCATAGAGTTGCTCATAACATACAACCTAAAGTTTTGGAAGAATTTTACAGGTCTTTAATGGGAAAACATTATAACCCATATCTTGAAGAGGCTCTAAAGACAACACGAAGAGGGGAGGAGCCATATTCTGGATTTTTGGATTTAATTCAAGAGACAGATCCTAGTTTATGGGATTATAATATGAGAAACGCATACAATATATTTAAGTAATGCCTATTCAACCATGCACAATGAAAAGCGGTAAGAAGGGTTGGAAATACGGCGACAAAGGAAAATGCTATGCAACTAGAAAGGGCGCAGAGCGCCAAGCAGCCGCAATCCATGCCTCCGGCTACAAGGAAGGAACTGGAAGAAGCGGTAGAAATAGCAAGGGAAATAAGAAATAGAGAACGCTTCAACAAACTAGATTTCTACGACCCTTACCCCTACCAACAGAATTTCCACGAAACAGGCTCAGAGGCCAACCAGCGCCTTTTGATGGCTGCTAACCGCATAGGAAAATCATATTGCGGTGCAGCGGAGATGGCCTATCACTGTACGGGCCTCTACCCAAAGTGGTGGAAGGGCCGAAGATTTACCAAGCCCATAGTGGCATGGGCTGGTGGGGTTTCAAATGAAACCACCAGAGACATTGTACAATTTGAATTATTGGGTTCCCCTGACGATCCAGAGGCTTTCGGTTCCGGTGCCATACCGGCTAAATGTATAATAAAAACAGAGCGTAAGCCCGGTGTTCCAAACGCCAAAGCGGTTGCCCTGATCAAGCACGTTAGTGGGGGGAACTCCTCTTTATTCTTCAAAGCCTATGAAATGGGGGTTGACAAGTGGCAGGGCCGTAGTGTAGACTGTATATGGTTGGACGAAGAACCAAGTAGAGAACTCTATTCACAGGCAGTCACAAGGACGTTGGACAGGCGGGGAATGGTCTATATGACATTTACGCCGGAATCCGGCATGACCGAAACAGTTGCTTCATTTATGAACAACCTGAAATCCGGTCAATCCCTGACCAACTCTACATGGGATGACGCTTCAGAGCGCATCTTATCCATGAAGGGGCAGAGAGGGCATTTATCAGAGTCGGTAATGGAACAGATTTTATCGTCGTACTCACCTCACGAAAGGGAAATGCGACGGTACGGAAGACCATCAATTGGTTCAGGATTGGTCTTCCCCCTAGGTGAAGAAAAGGTCATGGTTGAGCCATTTCCAATTGAAGACCATTGGCCCAGAATAGCAGCAATAGATTTCGGATGGGATCACCCTACAGCGGTTGTTTGGTGCGCTATTGATAGAGAATCGGAGACATTTTATATCTACGATTGCTACAGAGCGTCCAAGGCGTCCCCCACTGTTCACGCAGGGGTTATACGCACAAGACCGCACTTCATTCCTATAGCCTACCCGCATGACGGAAATCGCAGGGATAGCATGGGAAATCCGGGTCTTGCTGACCAATACCGGAACATGGGTTGTAACTTCCTGCTGGAGCATTTTACTAATCCTCCAGCATTAGGAAATAACAAGGGTTCCAGCAGTATTGAAGAAGGTTTAATGGCTATGTTACAATCTATAGAAGGGGAGAAATTCAAAGTATTCTCCACCCTCCATGACTGGTTTGAAGAGTTTAGAATGTACCATAGGAAGGATAATAAGGTGGTTCCTCTCAGGGATGACCTGATGTCTGCAACACGATATGCATTTCAATCCCAACGCTTTGCTATAGCCGGAGAAGACCCAGCATGGACGAAAGACGTTGAATACGGGAACTACGGAATTATTTAATGGCTGAAAAACTTACAGAAGAAGAACTGGTTACCAGAATCAGGGGAGAGATTACTGACTCCCTTGGTTACATGGGAGATACCATCTCTCAGCAGCGTGAGCAGGCTATGGAATATTATTATGGCCTTCCTTTCGGAAACGAAGTGGAAGGGCGTTCACAGTATGTAGACTCCACAGTTCAGGATACTATTGAGTGGATTAAACCATCCCTGATGCGTGTGTTTGCCTCTGGTGACGAAATGGTTAAGTTCACACCACATGGCCCTGAAGATGTCAAGATGGCAGAGCAGGCATCAGACTATGTGAACTACGTTTTCACCAAAGATAATCCCGGCTGGGAAATCATGTACTCATGGTTCACCGACGCCCTGTTATCCAAGAACGGAATTGTAAAAGTCTGGTGGGATGAGTACGAAGAAGAAGAGCGTGAAGAATACAAAGGCTTAGATGAGATTGGTCTTCAAGCCTTACTTATGAAAGGTGACGTGGAAGTTGTTGAGCATTCTGAATACGACAATGATTTCGGTGAGGTAGAACATGATATTGTCATAAAGCGTAAGTCTTATGACGGAAAGATAAAAGTAGAGAATGTTCCTCCCACTGAGTTTCTTATCTCAAGAGAAGCAAAGAATATACAGGATGCAAGGTTTGTTTGTCACAGGGTTTTGAAAACTTTATCAGAACTCAGGGAAATGTATCCAGACAAAGACCTTGACCATGAAGAGTTAGGATCAGGAGAAGAAGATGAATTATCCTTCTCATCTGAACGCCTTGAGCGATATGCCTTTGATAAATCAGCAAATTATTGGGAAGGCTGGGGTAACCCTGTTGGCGGCTCCGCAGAAGATGGCCTTAGAACATACTGGCTGCATGAGTCCTTCCTTAAAACAGATTTTGATGGTGACGGAATTACAGAACTAAGAAAGGTTTGTACTGTAGGCTCTACGGTTCTTGAGAACGACGAAATAGACAACATACCTTTCGTTTCGTTGACGCCGGTAAAAATTCCGCACAAGTTCTTTGGTCTGTCTATGGCAGACTTGGTGATGGACATACAGTTGATGAAGTCTACGCTAATGCGTAACCTCATGGATAATATGTACAACCAGAACTTCGGTCGATACGCCGTACTAGAGGGGCAGGCAAATCTTGATGACCTGCTCACACAAAGACCGGGTGGGGTAGTTCGTGTAAAATCCCCCAACGCTGTAATGCCACTTACTACGCCACCCCTTGAACCTTATTCCTTCCAGATGCTTGAGTATTTGGATGGGGTGAGGGAGTCCAGAGCCGGTGTATCAAGAATGTCTCAAGGTCTGAATGAGAATGCCTTGACATCACATACCACAGCCACCGCTGTCAACGCCGTTATGTCAGCCGCACAAAGTAGAGTTGAACTCATTGCAAGAAACTTTGCTGAGACTGGTGTAAAGGATTTAATGATAAGGATATATGAATTACTGTACAAGAACCAAGACAAAGAAAGAGTTATTATGTTACGCAATGAGTGGATTCCGGTACGTCCTGATGTATGGAATGATAAGTATGATTGTACTGTGTCTGTGGCTTTAGGACAAGGAAATAAAGACCAGCAACTTGCCCACCTGTCTGCTATGCTTAATTTTGCGGGTGAGGCAATGAAGGGTGGTCTACCAATTGTAACCGTACAGAATATGTACAATCTTGGCGCTTCGTTAGTCAAGGCTATGGGATTTCAGAATGTAGATGATTTCCTTACTAACCCTGCTAACATTCCTCAACAGCAGGAAGGGCCGTCACCAGAAGAACAAACAGCGCAAATGGAAATGCAAGTGAAGCAGAAGGAATTAGAGATTAAGGCTGCTGAAGTACAAATCAAGGCTCAGAAAATCCAACAGGAGTACGCTAAGTTACAAGTAGATTCTCAGTTGAAAGCAGAGGAGATACAGTTGGAGCGTGAGCAAAATAGAGCAGTAGCAATAGGAGACACATGAGCGACGAATTCAGGGAAGGAAGAGCGAAATCGTTATTAGAAAATCCACTGTTTCAAGAAGCATTTGACGTACTAAGAAAAGATTTAATGAATCGCTGGGAAGCCAGCGGTTCGACAGAGTTGGAAGCCAGAGAATCAATCTGGCTTGCGATGAGACTGCTTGACAGGCTTTATGGGCATATTAACTCCATAGTTGAAACTGGACATATGAATAAAGTCATGGAAAAGCAACACCCATTCATCTAAGAGGAATAAATTATGGCGGATACGCAAGAAGCCCCGCACCCGGCAACAGTGCCACAACAGCCAAATCAAGGAAGTATTGAGGAGGCTCACGACGCATTACTCAGCCTAATGAACCCCGATGGGGAACTTCTACAGGAAGAGGAAGCACCACCTACGGAAGAGGAAGAGTCTACTGAGGAAACTCAAGACGAATCATTGGAAGAGGAATCTGAGGAAGAATCTGAGGAATCTGATGAAGAAGAAGTTGAAGAAGATGACGAAGAGGAAGCCGAAGAGTCTGACGAAGAAGAAGGAGAAGAACCCGACTTATTCGCCGTCAAAGTTGATGGCGAAGAAATTGAGGTAACCTTCGACGAACTTCTGAAGGGGTATTCACGCCAGTCAGATTATACCAAAAAGACGCAGGAACTGTCTGAAGGACGAAAGGAAATAGAGTCGGCTAAAGCCACCTATGACTCCGAATTAGTCAAGATACAGCAAGAGCGTGAGCATTATGTAAACCAGTTAAACCAGATTTTACAGAACTCATCGAACAATCTTCAGGAGTATGACAAGATAGATTGGGATACTCTCAAAAATGATGATCCGATTGAATATGTAAAACTGAGAGAAGATTATCGGGATGGCAAGGAAAAGATGCAGGCGCTGAACCAGCAACGCCAGATGGCAATGCAACAGCAGCAGGCAGAGGCACAGAAAGTGCAGCAAGAAGCCGTACAGGTAGAAAGGGCTAAGATGATAGAAGCCTTACCTGAATGGGGCGATCCAGATAAGCAAAAAGAACTTGCTACTGATGTAAAATCCTATGCCTTATCGCAGGGGTTTTCAGAGGAAGAATTGAATTCTCTCATAGATCACAGGTCTGTTCTTGTCTTAATGAAGGCCGCAAAGTTTGATGCTTTGGAAAAGGCTGACGTTAAGTCAAAGAAATTAAAGAACAAACCTAAAGTAATCAGGTCTGGTAAGGGTAAAGGCAGGAATTCAGATTCCAAGTCTAAAATTGATGCCAAAATGAAACGTCTAAAGCAATCTGGCAGAGTCGATGACGCTGCCCTTTTGATGGAAGATTTTATAAATTTATAACATGAGGATACAATTATGGCAGTACCATCAGGAACACGCACCACTTATGGTGCCGTAGGTGTTCGTGAAGACTTATCCAATGTTATCTACAATATCTCACCGACTGACACTCCATTTTTAAATGGTGCTGGACGGTCATCCGCTTCCGGTGTATACTTTGAGTGGGAAACGGATGTACTTGCAGCCGCAGCAAATAACTTTCAGGCTGAAGGTGATGATTTAGCGTCTACGGCTGTTGTTGAGCCAAGTCGTGTAGGTAACTATTGTCAAATTTCGGCGAAGGCGATCCAGTCATCTGGAACGGCGCTGGCAGTCGATTTTGCAGGCAGAAAGTCTACGCAAGCCTATAGAATGGCTAAAGCAGCCAAAGAGTTAAAGCGTGACATGGAGTATATGTTGACACGAAATGTCGCAGCCGTTGTAGGTAATAACACGACTCCGGGTACCGGTGGTCAGCCGACTGGTGATACCAGAAAGACTGGCTCTATGGGCGCTTGGGTTGGTGGAAACTCCCTACATGGTGGCGGCTCCCCAGCAGGCGCAGCCTGTGACGGTGACGGCAATGACCCAACTACCGATGCGGGAACCCCCCGTGTTATCAGTCTCACCCTAATCAGACAAATGATTCAGAAATTGTTTGTAGCCGGTAGCGATGCCGACACGATCATGGTTGGGCCTTTTAACAAAGAGTCAATTTCTCAATTAACCAAGGCTGATGCTGGAGTATCGCCGTTGCGTACTGCGGCTAATGCTGAGAAGCAGGCACACGTTGTTGAAGCGTGGGATGTTTATGTGAGTGACTTTGGTAATTTCAAAGTTATTCCCAATAGATTCCAACGTGAACGTGATGGTTGGTTCCTAGATTTTGATTTCTGGGGAGTATCATACTTACGACCATTCCAGACTCTGGATATCGCAAGAACTGGAGACAGCAAGAAACAAGAGTTGATTGTTGAATACGGTTTATTGTCGAAGAACCAGAATGCAAGTGGTTGCATTTACGACTTAACTGATTCGTAATTAGTATAGGATAGGGGGGTGAAAGCCCCCCTACACCTTTATGAAAAAAATTGAATTAAATACTTACCAAAAAATTAAACCAACGACCAAAAAGGAAAAACCCCATAAGAATAACAGGGGAAATACTTGGACTACAGAACTTGAAACTAAGTTAAGTGGTGGCGTTGGCGGAAAGAGGACATACCCAAGTGGCTAGAAAAGAAGGAACACTGCTTGATGTAAGACCGGGAATTCGTCAGGTTTTCCATGATGAGCCGGACGGCACTTTCACAATAGAAACTAGGCAGGACGCACAAGATATTGTTGATGCGAACAAGCGTAGATTCAACGATTATGGTGATAAACTTTCTGTTGGTAAAAGGGGTGACTTTCATAAGGTTGCTTCGATCCCGTCCACTGTTATGGAGCAGTGGATAAAGGAAACTAACGGAGCGATTTTAGATGACCCCAAGTTATTAGCAGCAAAACTCAATGATCCTGATTGGGCATTGCTGAAAACATCTCCAACAAATATATAGAGGACAGACAATGGCTGGATTACTACCCCTCACAACTCATACGCTAACGGCGGGTACTGCTACTGGCGCTACAAGAACTGCTGCGTTTGCTGATGGTTGCAGTTCTATAATGGTGACAG